CAATGTGTTATTATAATATGGTAGGATGTATCTTTTCCGCCGGAGGCGGTAATACACTTCATACAGATTGCGATGATAGATGAAGCCTGGGATACAGGCTTCAAAGGAAATTTCATACGAGTTGGCGTCAAACGTCCTGAAGGCAGGTGTTTATGTGCAACACACTGTTTTAGGCTCAAACCTTACCTATACCTGCGTCGACTTTTAAGAACACTCCGCTTCAGTGTGTTCATAAACAGTATTGTGTCGCGTTTCAACTATTAAGACCAAGCAAACGTTTCACGCACAAGGGCGGACGTTTAAGCATCTGAGGGTAGTGCTTGGAATCGGCTTACAGCATGAGCCTTTCAGCAGAGATACATTTCATAGTACGTGCTGGATAGTATGGATAACCGGCCTATCAACCTTGTGTGCTGTTGTAGTAGTGCGTTGCCATGTGGGGTAAGACGGGGTGTCAGTAGGGGATTTAAGTGTGTGCCATGTGTGTAGTGCTATGTTACAATAGTTTTGAATCTCTCATGTTCTTTAATGATTCGCGCAGTATTTTAGAACCTCCTATGCGAACATTAATAATTCCGTTATAATAGTCATCTGACTCTAAAACATTCATATCGAACTGGAGTTTGGCCTCCACGTAGGAGGCGACTCCTCTGCTCGCGCAGAAGTGCAATATTTCACGAATAAATTTATCCTCGCCAAGCTCTTGTACGTCTGCAAGCAATTGATCACTTGAGCCCCAATAAGTCTTCCAATCGGATTCAACTTTAGAGTGACGTTTTCGTTTTTTGCCTTTGAGGGGCGGCTGAGTCTTCTTGAACTTGGCCAGCTTTTTGCCGATGTACTTACGACCGGAGACTGTGTTAACGATACAGTACACAAACCCTTCACAATCTTCTGGAAGTGTTTCAATTGTTTCTCCTTTGTATATCCAAGTCATCTACCATATTTATTCGACTATTTCCGTATCGGTACTATATTCGGTGAAACCTCCCGTTTTCACCACAGTAAGCACCTCGCTGACTCGGCCAACAAGTTCTTCTTTGTGGCTGATTAGGAATATTTTCTTGCCGTGATCTCGGTTCATTTTCTTTAGTATGGCCAGACTGTTTTCCACTCCTGCGCTGTCAATGCCACTATCAATAAGCTCGTCAATTATCATAAGGTTAACAGGATGATTCAGGCTTTCGTAAATGTCACGGAATGCCCAGCTCAAACTCAGTATTAAACGATTGCGTTCACCGCGCGACAAGTTGTCAAAATCCAAGTCGCGCCCGTACTCTGTAATTTCCACAGTGAGATCAGAATTAAACTTGATATCGTGCGGCAGCCCAATTTTTTCCAGATAAAATGCCAGTCGGTGATTCAAGTATGATATATTCTGATCAATAATCTTTTTGCGAATAAAACTGTCTTTGTTAGTCAAAAGCTTCAACAAAAAGTCCTGGTGATCCTTGAGCACAGTTAGTTCATTGATACTTTCAAAGTCAATCTCTTGCAGTCCTGATTCGCGCAGTGATGCTATCTGTTCGTCATATGGGTTTAGTTCGGCAGTCTTTTCTGCATGCTGATTGGCCAGGGCCTCCAGGTTGTGCTTGTGCTCGTATGCTTCTTGTACTTCGGTGTAGAATGTGTCAAAAGGCCCATCAGGTAGATCAATCTCCAGCGACTCTGCAAGCTGATCTATTTTTACTTGGAGCTCGGAGATGTGTGTTTGCTCCAGTATTATTTTTTCCTGAAGTTCTTTTGTGTATTCTGCATGAGATGGCAAGCTAGCCGTTCCTTGGCCACAAGTGGGACACTCTCCTTGCTCAGCACTATGCAAATCGGATTGCAGCTCAGCCAAGCGGGTGTTTGCTCGAGAATAACTGCTCGTCAAAGACTTGTGTTCCTTGGTTACTGATGCGCGTTCAGCCTTGGCCTCTGCATACACAGTGTTGGATCGGTGGTCGCTGATTTCTTTGTCAGCATTCAGCTCACCCAATGTACACAAAGACCGTTCAATTTCTTGAACTTTGCTGGCTTTGGCATTGTTCCAAGCACGGCTACGATTTTCAATTTCTTTGATGTTCTTTTCAATTCGGGCATTGCTGGCTTTGATTGTGTTTACTGTTATTTCTTCTTCTTTAATCTGGTCTTTAGAACGCTTTAGTAACTCTTTTAGCACGTCAGCTTTGGAACTCAAGTCTGTTATGCCCAAAAGTTGTTCAATCATTGCTCTTTGGTCACCAGCTCGCATTGCCAGGAAAGGCTCTGTGTAGGTATTCAAAGCCACCAAATGCTTAAACATTTCGTGAGGGAAGCCAATAATTTTTTCAATATCTTTCTGTGTCTCGCGACTGTCACCTTGAGCCTCGTCGTGTTCTTGTTCGTGGCCGTTTATGAGCAGTCTGAGCACAGCAGGACGACGTCCTCTCTCGATACGGTATGTATTTGCGCCTATCTCAAACTCCACGCTGACCATCATGTTTTTACCGTTGGTACGGTTGATTAAATTGTCACGCTTGATGTTGGTCAACGCTTCGCCGTACAATGCGTAGCTCAGAGCGTTTACGATAGTAGTCTTTCCTGTACCGTTACGATTGCCATCTCCGCCCATGTCTAAATTGTGTCCCAACACCAGAGTCAGAGATCCTGTGTCAAAATTCACCGCCTGAGTTTGGGCCCCAACGCTCATGAAATTTTTGGCACTTACATTTTTTACACGAAGCACTACAATATCTCCAGTTTGTTATAGATGTCGATTAGCCTGTCCTTGTTGATGCTGTCAGACTCAATGGTTTCCAACTGCGAAACCACAATGTGATCCACGCTTTCAAATGCGATATCAGTTCCTGCAAATTCCTCCTGTTCTTCCTTGATGGGCATCAATTGCAGCTCACGAACTTTATACTGTTCAACAAACTGCTCTCGGATAAAGTTGGCCTCCTCATAGGAGATGTTGATGTCCAGCTTTACTCGAGCATGGGTATACTCGTCTAGTAATGTCGCGTGACCGTCCAGCAATTGACTGAGCAATACAGTTATATATTTGGGACACTTATCCCAATTAACATAGACCGGCTCTTCTCCCCATTCCAGAAACATTGCTCCCCGTTCGTTATCGCCAGAATCAGCGTAATTGTGTGGAAAGGCATTGCCAATATAATGAACATTGGTTTTATACTGGCGCTTATGGAAGTGACCACTAAAAATATAGTCTGGATGTGTTAAGTCAGTAGCTTTGATGCCGCCGTGGTCAGGCATTTCCACCATGGCATTCATTTTGAAGTGCGGAAACTCAAAATGCCCAAACATATACTTGGCTTTGATCTTCTTGAGCTTTTTCCACTCAGTACCCATAAGCCAAGGAATGATTGCCACACCGTCTTGCTCAAATATTTCATCCACCAACACAAAATTGCTCAGATCACGTGCAAACTCCACACTGTTCAGCTCACGCTTGTCTCTGTAGTAGAGGTCGTGGTTGCCTGTGATGAAATACACTGTTTCAAAAGCGTCATTGAGCTTTTTAAGTGCTTGCAAGCTGGAGTTCATGGTGGCAACATTTATCGATGCACGATGGTGCGACCAATCGCCCAGAAACACGCACGTTTCGCAGTCTCGAGATTTTGCTTCGGTGATAAACCAATCAACAAACCGATGACAATCTTCCAAGTGTAATTTGCTGTTGCTTTTCAGTCCAAAATGAATATCAGTGAAACACGCGGCCTTCTTAAATAGATTTTTTACTTCTTTTACTTTGGGTTCCATGTCATGCCCTCAGTAGCTATCAACAGATTCGCTATTCTCTTCCTGCGCAGCCAGCTCGGCACGAGCAAGCTCTCGGCTAGCTTTAACTTCTTCTTCGTGCTTGAGTTGTCTGCTATAGCTAGGCAAGTGTCCCTTTTCAATAAGCACATCGTCACGGATGGTCTGGTTGCGTTTTTCGATATTCAACACGCGAGTAAAGCTGTTGTTGACGGTTTGGGTATAGTACGCAAATGGGTTATCTGATTTATCTTCGTTAAATTGCAAGCCAACATGGCTTAACTGCACCAAGGCTTGTCCTCGCATTTCGTCCACGTAGGTGTAACCACGCCAGTTAGCACGATGGCTGTAACGCTCTACCAATTTCATGAACATCATGCCCAGCTTGTTGGAAATGCGTCCGTGATGTGCATCAAAGTTGCCAGTTTTTAGATCACCGTCCCAATGGCTGCGAGCAACCTCTGTTAGCTTGCCTTTCTTGTAAGCATAGTGCTTGAACGGCGGAAAGTTGACCCGCGACTTGGTGTCAGCTTCAGTTTTGGGATTCTTTTTGCGTCCTGGTTCCAGTGGAATGTGACCGAAAGTCATCACGCGGAATACCACTTGGTCGTCAGCAATATCAGCAACATCAACCGCAAAGTCCTTCTGCTTGGGCTTGGTGCGATAGTCCTTGCCAGTGTGTTCTTTCATTGCTTCTGTGTAGTTGTCGTACTGTATGCGGTTGGCCTGATTTACCTTGGCTTCTGCGATTGTTTCTGGGGTTATGTCCTCAACGTCATTGAGGATGAGGTCAAACAGGCTATATTGTTCTTGCTCCAAGTAGCAAAACGTTAGCTTGCTCTTGTGAATTTCTTTGAGAATGTCTCGGTTGTTTAAATAATTTTGCTTTTTCTGTGCTGCCATTAAGCGCCTCCTGGCTATAGTGTATTCGACTATTGTACAGTGATTTATCCCCAAGTCAAACAAACGACACCAGAATCTGAGTTGGTTTAACATAGCATTTAATTTTGCTGATAAATACACATAACAGGAGAATAATATGGCCTTTGATGATTTCTTAAACTCACGTACAGGCAACACACTGCAAAGTATTTTGCAGAATCAAGTTGCCAAGGGCATTAACGAACTACGTGACCGGGATAATGCGCTGGGAGAAGCGGCTGGCGGAATATTGGATGCCATCTTGCCTGGCTTTGCAGGAGGTCCAGCACGAACTGCAAACAACGTGTTTTCAAGCACCATTCAGCAGCAGGCTTTGCTACAGCAACAGGGCAACCTGGCTGGCAGACCCACTGCAAACACACAGGATAGCACTTTACTCAAAGCTTCTTATGATTGGCGAGCCAGATT